ATGGAGCAGGATCAGCACCCCCGCGGCGATCGTCAACGTCCCGACCACAACAATCAGCATCGCCGGCCAGGGCACCCCGGCAAGGGTCTGCTTGCCCAGGGACCGGACAAGCAGGGAAGGCAGCAGGACGTAATAAGTCAACTTCTCCATCCCGGCCCAGGCCTGATCAGGCAAAAACCCGACGCGCCGCAGGACAAACCCGAGGATAATGAGGACGATGATCGGAACCAGAGCCGTAACGAATGCGTTCATGGAAAAAATGCCCAAAGAAGAGAAACAAGCGCGCAACGCCGAACAGCGCGGAGTATCCTGCACAATTCCTGATCAGGCAATGAAAATTTCGCCCTGCTTGAGAAAAAATGCTTCACTTGGTCCACACCAGGGAGATGCAGCAGGAACCCTCATGGACAACTTCAGAATGATCAGACGGGGGAGATTGACGGCCTCGAGACTTTTTATCTGCCCGACAAGCCTCCCAGGCTTCATAACTTCAAACTGTCGGCTGTCGACTGATGGCTGCCAACTACTCCAAGATTGGTCGGGGCGGCAGGATTCGAACCTGCGACTATATGACTATTTATCTGAAATTATTAATCTTTATTTTTTGCTGACCAACTTCTGACCAACAACTTTTTACGTTTACGTAGATCTACGTTGATATTGGCAAGGAGTGCGGCTGGTAATTGGTACGTATCATGACTGGCTATATATTATTTAATAATAAATTTATCGTTTGTTTTGCTAGAGTATCGTAACCTTCATCATTGAAATGAGTCCCATCTTTTAATAATAATGACTTGTTAATGGCGACTTTGTTTAAATCATTGAGAATGATATGGTCATCTTTGTTGGAAATTTCTTTTAAAATACTGTTAAATTCAATAATTTTATTGTTTTTATTAGGATCATTTGTCAATGTTGTGGTCGCTAATATTATTATTCTAGCATGAGGCTTAATTTTATAAATTAATTGTTGTATGTTATTCTTATACTGTATTGCGCTGAACCGCGTTGAGTCCCAAATTCCCCAATTTGCATGAACGATATCAAATTTATTTTTGCCTAACCAATGCTCAATATTTTGCAAAGAATATGATGTGTCTTGACAATTTTCCGCCATTCCATGATCAATGTAAACATAATTATTATTAAAATAGAGTAACAATGTTTTGTCATTCCCAAACTGGAAACTTGTCGATACTTTGGGAAGGATTGAATGATTTCTAGATATCGGTCTTAAAATATTTACATGCGATGGCATGTAACTTATTACTTCTTTTGAATATCCTATGGATATCGAGTCTCCAAGAATTAATATATTTTTGCCTCCATTTTTAAATTGAGTATCTTTCCAATTAAATTCATCAGTTGACAATTTGTAATACTGCAAACTTATTATGAATATTATGATTAATATACATAATGATATTATTTGGGATACATTAAATTTTTTTGAATTAATAGTGATGGTGAAATAAGGTGCGTGTTTTTTCACTCTGGAAACCAGCAATGATGAATTTATGGGCGTAATGTAGCTTGAGATTGAACTGATCTTATGCTATCTTGGATTTTTCAGTAATATTATGTTGTTCCTGCCGTTCATCCTTTCTTTTCTTCCATTCGACGAATTCAGGGAACTTGTTGTCAAACTGAACCTTGAACCAGATTTTCATATCGTTGTTTCCTCGGCCTGATTCGTTCAACCACTCCTGAATTTCCAGCAACGTTTTGTCCCCTATATCTCCTTTTTTTGTTTTCTCACCATAAAACAGATAATTCAAGTCATAATTGTTTTTTACCGCCCAATCGAAAATTAATTCGTGGATTGTTCCTCTTTTTTTTCGGTTATTGAATGCACCACTAGATATTCCAATTTTTTCAGCTAATTGTGCATTATTTTTTGTGCCCGTCAATTCATAAGCTCTTTCAATAACCTTCTCGATCAACGTTACGTTTATTTTTTCGCTTGACATTATTTCTTTTCCGTTGATATGATAAACGTAATTGAAACATTAAGTTTCTGTTTTGTTTACTCATTTTATGCTTTCACTCAAAAAAACACAAATCAACACAAGGAGACACACATCATGTCAGCCCAACCAGCAGAGAAAGTAAAACCAATTCACTCCCCCCGTCCGGATCTCAACGTGATTATCACCGGCAAACTCGCCCAGGTCGACCTGGTCGGCCAGAACAAGGACTATTACCGCAACGTCCTCATTTCCCCTGCCAAGGATGAATATTCTTACCCGCAGCGCTTCTGTGTAATGAGCGCCAAGCGCCTGGGTGATAAAGACCAGGTCGTCACCGTTGAGGCGGAAGTCCGCTGCCGTCCTTGGAAGGACAACAACGGCGTTTTCCGTTACCCCCATGAACTCTGGGCCGTGTAGCAGCTGGCTGGCGAGGAACGAAGATGAAGGCTTTTTTTATCCTGTCATTCTCAGCTTTTTTGCTTTTCCCCTGTTCCGCCTTTGCCGGTGGCGTCATCGGTCTTGACGGCACGATCACCATGCCCACCATCCCGGTGATCACCGGCCAGGGCGAATACGGGGACGTATTCAACTTCTTCTTCACCGTCATGTTCCTGAGCGGCCTGATTTCGGTCTTTTTCAAGAACGTTATCCGCATGTTCCGCCGGCGGTACGGCGATTAACTCAGGAGGTTACCCATGGACATTGCAACAGTCACTTATTTTCTGTTCGGCCTGGCCGGCCTGCTCTCCGGTAACATGATCTGGACGGCCATCTGCAGCGCGGCATAAGGAGGTAATGCATGGATTTAAGCGCTTTATCCTACGATACAGATACGTTGTTAACCGGTGCTTTGCTTGTAATGAATTTTGTTGTGGTCGTTGCCGTTATTCGCGAGGTCATTGCACTGTTCAAGCTGAAGCGTCAGGACCCATCGTATCGAGATTAACATTTAATTTTCCCACGCGCGGGATTTTAACCGCCTCATAACGAGGTATTTTTTCAACCCTTTTTTTACGGAGGAAACACATGGATCTGACAGGAATCGCATTCGACACCACCACCCTGGAAGCCGGCGGCCTTCTGGTACTCGGCTTTGTTGTCCTGGTTGCGTCGATCGGTGCCGTTATCGGCCTGATCCGGCGTGGCGGCAGCCGCTAACCGGCAACAACCCTAACCGCAGCCGGGCCGGTGGCCCCTCTCCCCGCCGGCCTGGCTGTCCAAGGAGCACTCATCATGCCAACCAAAACCAAAATTGATACGCTCGCCACTCTTACCGTCAGCGTCCAGGACTATGCTGATATTCTTGATATCTGGGGCAACGATGAAGTTTACACCATCAACGATGTCCTTTCCTCGCTTGTCGCCCTGGGCCTGGCCAAATTCCGCCAGGACCTCCCCGCCCTCCAGGAACGCGCCAGCCAACAAAAGGAGAATCAGCCATGCCGACCGGCCAGCCTTCTTCTGTAGAAACCAGGGTGCCTGTTTTCGCCCTGTTCAATTTCGCTCCCTCTACCTACGCCGAAATCAGCACCCTTGCTTTTCGCAAGCAACAAGGCATCTGCCACACCATGCAGACCCTTATTGAACTCGGCCTGCAGTCCCTGAAGGATGTTGATCCGCAGATCCGCAAGGACATGACCGCAGCGTTTGAGGATCTCCACCCCTGACCGAACGGCATAACTCATGCGTAAAAAAATCCTTTCTTGCATCCTGATTGTTTTACTCGTGGTTTTTGTCGTTGACCGTTCGGAAGCTCTCGGCCCGGCTGCTATTATCCCCATTGCTGCTGTTGGTTCAGTCCTCATTGCCGGGGCCGCCATGACCCCCCAGCAGAAACAGGATTTTTATCAGGATGTACGGGATGGATGGAACCATGTTTCCGATACAACGGCAGGTATTGCCCGTAATGTCTGGCAGGCCGAAATGATCAAAAATGAGTTGGGTTTTGATTATATGGTCGGTCGTGGTGCTCAACTCTACACCGATATGCGAGATTTCATTGATGCAGCGTATGAAAATGCCTCTGCAGTTTCTCAGTGGTTGCGGGATTTATTGAATGATAATGCTGATTTTGACGAGGGTCCCTCTGAAGGTGCTATAGTTAACTGCGAAGGACAATTACGCCAAGTTACTACTTATAGTCAATATTCGTTCACAACGTCTAATACCTTGCCGTATTTGCCGTATTGTGTCCCTGGTGGAGCAAAATATTATGTTGAGTTGGCTTCTCCTCCTAAAACTTATTATTATTGGGGTTTGACTTCAACCTCTCAAGATCAAGACGTTACATATCCTCCACCAGGTGGTTTCCCCCCTGACTACCCCGCTATTGAACAGGGTATCAGGGACGGTATAACCTATTCTCCGTCAATTGTTACAGACGATTACGACGAAATCATCAGAAGAAACCCCGGCATAGGCAAGCCTATTGACCCCGCTGCTGAAGACCCCGCCACCGCTCCACCGATTGCCGATATTCCACCCTCTGAAATTGGCTCTCCGGTGGATGGTACAGTCCCCGGTCAGGTGCCTGTAGTTGGCGAAGGCAATCCCCCGACGCCCGATGCTACCCTTGATAATGATCTGCTACGGGGCATCTACAACAACACCCTGGCCACTGCCCGGAATACAGCTTCAACCGTTACCGCTATTCAGAACCTTACCCTTGAGGCAACCAATGTTCAGCCGGTGGTTGATGCTATTGTGGCCCTTCCCGGCCAGATCGTTCCGCCCCTCGTCGCTCCCATCGAGGCGCTGCCGGCCCAGATTGTCAATCCCATTGTAGACAAACTGGATGAGATCAAGGAAACCATCCCCCCGCCCATTGAATCCCTCGAGCTCACCGGTGATCAGCCTGCCCTGGGGGATGATAATGTATACGACACGACCATTGAGCAACCGGAAGAAGAATCCTTGTCCGACACCATCCTTGAATTCATCAACAACGGCCTTCCCTTTGTTTCGACCCTGAAGGCTAACGCCATCACCTTGAGCAACCTTACCCCCCGGTATGATTTTGTCCTGTATGACCATCAGTTCAGCTTTGATTTTTCCCCCTATGAAAGCCATCTCCGGGCCTTCGGCTACCTGCTGTACGGCCTGACAGTCTTTTCCGCTTTCATGATCATCGTGAGGCGTTAACATGGCTTTACCCATCATTGCCACCGGCCTGTTTTCCTTCATCGGCTCGATTGTCGGCAAGTTCTTGACTGACGGCCTGCTCCGGTACGTTGCTTACAAGGCCCTGGCCGTCACCCTGTTTATTACCATCCTGCCCATCCTGCTGAAAAATTTTATTGTCTGGATCGTCCAGGAATTGAACACGGTTATTTCTTCGGTCATGGCCGGCAGCTCCGTCGAGGCAACCGTCCTTGAACTCACCGGCCTGGCCGCCTGGCTTGCCGACTGTTTCAACGTGGTCGACTGTTTCAGTCTGCTGATCACCGCCCTGGCGATCCGCTTTGTCCTCAATATGATTCCGTTCGTGGGGTAAAGCATGGCGATCCGCATTGTTGACGGCAAACCCGGCAGCGGCAAATCATATTACGTTGTCAATCACCTGGCGAAAAACTATTTCACCGAGGACCGGGGCCTGTACGTCCTCAAGGATGGATATTGCATCATCACCAACATTGACAGCTTCAAGCCGCAGCACATCGATCTTAAGGAAATAGCCTCCGAGCATGGCGGCTATGATTCTTTTTTCACCGCGGAAGTCCAGGAGCAGTTGAAGAACAAACACGGCCGGATCATCTATATCATTGACGAGGCCCAGCGCATCTTTCGCAAGAACTACAAAAACGAGGATGTTTTTTTCTGGTTCGAGACCCACCGCCATCTTGGCCAGGACATCTATCTGATCACGCAGCATTACAAGAAACTTCCTTTCGACGTCTATTCCCTGGCTGAATTCATCATCTACGCCGCGCCCAGGACCCGGAGCCTTGCCGGTGAATTCCGTTATCACTGGATGGATGACGGCACCAAGATCAAAACCGAGACCTTGCGGCGTAAGCAGCAGATTTTTGCTTTGTACAAGAGCATGGACATGAAGGAATCGGAGAAGATCGGCAACCCGGTCATGAAGTCCGCCCTCCTTGCCCTGGCCGGCTTTGTCGTGATCCTGGTTATTGCCTCGCGGTTCATGTTCGGCGGCATCATTTGGAAAGGTGGGACAGGTGCAACGAAAGAAGCACATGCTTCCGTTCCGGAAACCAACTATTCCGCCCCGCCGCCGACAACAGCCCAGGGCAGACCTGAACCTGATATCACTTACGCCTGGAAGGCCCTGAATGTCATTCGCACCTTTGATCAATGGGGAAATGTCGGGGAAATGGTTGTCATTAATGACTCGTTGATCCCCTTGTATTTATGTCCGTTTGAAATCCGCCGCGCCGGCCGTTCGATTTACGCCTACATGCCCCTGGAGGAAAACCGAGGCGCCCGGAGGCAGAGTGAGGAGGGGAGCGGGTCGAGTGGACTGACGAACGATGACCTGGGCGCCGGCGATCTACCGCCGTCCCCCTCTTAA